TGGTTTTTATTTTAGTAATATTGTGTACCCTGTTTTTTCTTTGTATGTGCGCATCAGTGTACTTAAATATAAAAATGGGAATAACTATATTAAATATTGAAGATTCAATTGTTGACTGTCTAGATGTTCTTGATGAAAGATATTCTTCAATGTCTAAGGTATTAGAAATACCAGTTTTTTTTGACTCTACAGAAGTAAGACAAGTAATTGATGACATAAGAGTGTCTAGAAATTCAGTTTTAGTCGTTGCTAATAGTCTTAAAAATATTCAAGAAAGCAAAGAAGATGATAATAAGGCATAAACCTAGTGATGATCAAAAAGAAAAGAACTATAAGAAGAGGAAAGAAAAAGAGTAAAAATAACTATTTTTCACAAAAGACACATGATGCAATTAGAGATTATCAGCAAACAGATTTACTTAAAAATAAGCATGAAATATATGTTACAAGTATACTTCCTGCATTTAATAAACTGGCTGAAAATTTAATCTTTATACACAAGTTTGCAAAAACTCCTGCATCATTCGAAATAATGAAAAATGACTGTGTAACATTTCTATACGAGACAATTCATAAATTCGATCCAGACAGAGGCACCAAAGCCTTCTCTTACTTTAATGTGGTTGCAAAAAATTGGCTAATTATACAGAGTAAAAAACGAACAAAGCTTTCTAGAAAGCTTATAAGTATAGATGCCATAGAGGAGGCAACGGGTTCAGAAATAAGTTTTCACGAGTCATTTAGAGTTGACCCGTCTCAAGAAAAAAATATAATTAGAAAGGAGTCAAAAGAAGATTTAAATACGATATTTTCTCAAATAAAACTACAGTTAAAAACTGAAAAAGAGCATGCATGTATGGATGCTATAATATCTTTATTTGATAGAGTTGATGAATTAGAATTACTAAACAAAAGAGCAGTATTCGTATATCTTAGAGATATCTCTAATCTTTCGCCTAAGCAATTATCAGTAACGATGTCAAAAATAAGAAAACACTATAGGGAAATATCAGATAAAGGAGACTTCTTTTTATTTTTTGGAGATTAAAATGAGTGATATAAATGAGTCTTTTATGAGCAACGTAAAAGAAAAAGAAAAGAAGATATCTAAGTTTTCTGAATTACTTGATTCATTAGAAAACACTGAGGATAAGAAAAAGCTCTTGTGGAAAGAAGTGTATGAGAATGCACTGGTCGATAGGGAGAATGCAGGCATTCTCTTAACAGACTTACTATTTGAGACTCGGGGGTGCCTAGCAAATCACGGAACGTATGGCTCGATATTATCGAAATATCTTGAGAGAATGTCAAAGTCCAACGATCAAATATTAAGGCTAGCTGAGATTATTGCAAAAGAAGAGAACAAGGCTGTTGACATAAATGATATTTATAGTAAAATAAGCGAGGGATAATAGTGAGCATAACTAAAAGATTTCGTGAAGGCAACTCTAGAACCACCATAACAGATCCAAATGATACACCTGGGGATAGACGAAACAGAGGTGCTCAAAGAGGTAGAATACTTCACGAAGCTGTTGTAAATAATTTTTTTGCAAATCCGATTATTGATTTAGAAAAAAATCCACCAAACGATCCTGACGTAACTTTCCGAGATTCTATGGCGAGCGGTGCAAATCTTGTAACTAACCCTAGCTTGATAACAAAGATGCCAAGGTGCGCTATCACAGCAACAGTAGTTTCCGACAGGGAGGCATGGGGAGAAACCAGGCCTGAAATATTTTATCCACTATTTTCACACATCACTCTACCAGTTAAGCCTGGTGAGAAAATATGGGTTATATACGATAGAATTGCCAAGACAAAGGCGAGGAGAGGATATTGGATAACTAGGATATCTTCAAATATTGATGTTGATGATCCCAATTACACTCACCTAGATAGAGAATATCTCTATAATCAGGTTCCCGTGAGCGCGACAAGTGCCATGGAGGCATCGACGGGAGAGTCTCAATTTGATGCTTCGGACGTGTACAACTTTCTAGGAGGCGGTGCTGGTTCCAGAGATAAAAATACGATGCCAGGAGATGACCCCTACGGAGCTATAGTATCAACTTCACCGTCCTATATAGAGCAGTTTAACGGAGAGCCAGTTCCTAGATTCTCTCCGAGGGTTGGCGACCTTGCATTTGCAGGATCGAATAATACGCTCATCGTCTTAGGGCAAGACCGGGGATCTCTCACTGGTCCAGATGATGACTCTGGTGAGAAAGGAATTGGAACAATTGATATAGTTGTAGGTCGCGGACAAGCCGAAGATACAGCGCCTGCTGGTGAACCAGTAGAGCTTGAGAAGCGGGGAGAGGATCTTGAACCGTACAGTGAGACAAATAAGTTCCCACAGTTTGATGGAATTGATCCTAATGCAGCAGAAGGAAATCCAGACTTTGTCACAGACCTCTCGCGTGCTTACGTGTCGATGAAGACTGACGGAGACGTAAATTTCGGTATTGACGAAATAGACTCAATTGGGGCTGATGGTTACACCACAGATACAGCTGATTCAGGTTCAGGACCGTACGTCGTGGTAAAGTCAACCAATCCAAGGATCATAGCACGTGAGGATGGAAGTATAAAGATAGTTCACGAGGGTGGATCCTCAATTGTCATGGACTCCGATGGAAACATACAGATAAAGGGAACCAGCATCTCAGTAGGCAGTGCTAGTGCTGATCAGCCTTACATCAGGTACGATGAGTTCAAGATTCTCCAGGATGAGATAATAGGTGAGATAAAGGCACTAGCTCACAATCAGGATGTCATACTTAATCAACTACAGGGTTTCCTAACAGACCTCACAATGGCACTTGGATTCTCCGCAATTCAAGAAGCCCTCCCCACCCCCCTCCTCCTCAGCGCAACACAAATGCTAGCTGCGTCTGTACAACAGGGTGTGTTCTCGGTTAGTCTGGCAAGCAGCATTGCTGAACTATCAACTCTCATTGCAGCAACGTCAGGTGTTGGAGAAGTTCCACGTGCACCATCAATTACAGAGAGCAACACTGACAATAGAATGTTTGGCATGGTCCCTGATGTGAGATCTTCTATCATAGCTGGCGAATAGACACTTACTCAAGATCTTTTTTACGAGTAGTATACCTGTCTATATTTTAGGTTAGAATGCAATGGTGCCCTAGAGGGCACTTACACTATAGGCAAGAAAATGGAAGATAAAGAAGTTAAGAGACTTGTAGAACTAAGAGGCTACGTCATATCATTTTATAACACAATTGAAAATCCCGGAGCGTCGTCATCACTCATGAAGTCATCTGATGTTGCATACACATGTGAGTCAATTGTGAGAAGCATGGATGATATACTTAAAAAGTATGTAAGCTTTAAAAGCAATGAGTCAGAGTAATAAATTTCAAAGACATTTTCTCTAAAGTTTTTATTCAATATAATTAACTACTAGAGGAAATACGTTGTGTCAGAAATTTTAGATTACGATTATAGCTTTAAGAGTTCAGGCATTAGAGTCGGGGATGATCCTAGATTAGAAGAACTAATATCTTCGAATCCAGTCGGTGTGATTCTTCCTCTCAGACAAGGTGTAGAAAGATCTGGTATTTTTGAGATGAGTTTTGACCCAATTGTTCAAATTAGAAATAATTTGAAAAATTTAATTTTAACAAATCACTTTGAAAGGCTTGGAAATCCGCTGTATGGAGCTAATCTTAGACCGTTATGTACAGAGTATTCTGCTATAGATAATTTTGATGCTGCTGTCATGGATAGAATTCAACAAGCTGTGCTAAAATTTATGCCAATTGTTGAATTAGATGATTTTTCACTTAGCATGGTCAATGATACTGATCCCGCATTACTTAGAATTGATATGAAAATAAAGTACAATGTACCCAAGATAAGCTCAATGGGAAATGTCATTAGCTTATCTTTCACATTAATTTAACCATAGAATTGAAAGGGAATATAAATGTCCAGTAAAAAAAATCAACTAACTAGCATAAGAGATTCTCAGAGATCATTTTTAAATAGAGACTTTAACGCTTTTAAATCTTCGCTTACACAGTATGCAAGAACATTTTTCTCTGACAAACTAAGTGACTTTGGGCAGAATGGGTTTGCAGGAATGCTTATAGAGATTAACGCCTACGTGGGAGACGTAATGTCCTATTATATGGATCATCAGTTTCAGGAGCTAGATCTTACACAGGCTGTAGAGACTAAGAATGTTGAAAGACTAATAAGAAATAGCGGCGTAAAAATAATGGGTGCTTCTCCGTCTATAGTAAAAATTGATTTTTACGTGGAGTTACCATCAATACTATCTGATGGAAGCTATGTTCCAAATCTAACTTTTGCCCCTATAATAAAAGCAGGAACAATTCTTTCATCTGGGGGAGGCGTAAAGTTTACACTATTGGGAGACGTTCATATTGGTCAGACAACATACGCAGGTGTGATGTATGCAGATTATGTTACTATGAATACAGATAATGATGGTAATCCAACTTCATTCTCAGTAAAGAGGTCTGGATTTTGCACCTCTGCATCCATAAGCGAAGAGCAATTCACAATTCCAAATAAATTTAAAGCTTTTAGAACTATATCACTAGCAAGTGCAAATGTCTCAGAGATAATATCTGTTATTGATTCTGAGGGAAATGAATATTACGAGGTGAATTCACTATCAGAAGATACAGTCTTTAGAAGAATGGATAATCAAAAAAGTGACAAAGATTTAGTTTCAGAAAATTTAGAATTAATTCCGGCACCAAGAAGGTTTGAAACATCAACATCTAACATGACAAAAAAGACAACACTAAGATTTGGGGGTGGGTCTGCGCTTTCTACTGATGATGATATTATGCCAGATCCCTCTGATCTTTCACTTCCGCTATATGGAAAGCGAAAAACGCTGTCTAATTTTACAATTGATCCTAATAAGCTTTTAACAACTACTACGCTCGGAGTAGCTCCTCAAAATACAACACTTACAGTTAGCTATAGACATGGAGGAGGAATCTCACACAACGTCTCTGAGGCATCTATCAAGACAGTATCTACTCTAATGACAAAATTTAATAATTCTGTATCTGCAGCAGATATTTCTTCTATCAGATCATCTCTTGAGGTGACAAATGTAAATCCAGCTGAGGGTGGAGAAAATGCACCAAGTATCAATGAGTTAAGGTCAATTGCAATTTCACATAGAAACTCACAGATGAGAATTGTCACAAAACAGGATCTTATAGCTAGAATTTATACTATGCCCAATAAGTTTGGAAGAGTATTTAGGGTAGGTATTAGAGCAAATCCAAACAATCCCTTGGCAAGCATGGTAGCTATACTAAGCAGAGATTCAGATGGAAATCTTATTAATTCTCCGGACTCACTAAAAGCAAACCTTAGAACATTTTTAAATGAATCACGATTAATATCAGATGCCCTTGACATAGTTGATACACCCGTATATAATATTGGTGTAACATATGGGGTAACAGTGTCTGGAAATGCAAATTCTGATTCAGTATTACAAAAAGTAAATGAAGGTATTAGCGAGTATCTTAAAATAGAAAATTTTCAAATTGGTGAACAAATTAACATATCAGATATTGTTAATCTTATTTTAAATACAGATGATGTTGTAGGTCTTGTAGATTTAACTTTTTCCAATCTTACGGGAGAAATTGGTGGAAACCAATATAGCGATTCAAGTTTTTCTGTAACTGTAAATACAGCCAGGGGGATAATTAAATGTCCAGACGGAGGGATTTTTGAATTAAAATTTCCCGATGATGACATAGTTGGTACGATAAGGTAGCAAAAATGTATAGAATTTTAACGGCTAGTAAAGACACTTATATTACTAATAAAATTATTAATAATAAATTTAGAGCTACAGATGCAAATGTAGGAAAAGCATCAACACTTGATTTATTCAAACTTTATGGTGAGTCCACATCGGGATCTGCTGGAGCAGATATAGAGATAAGCAGGGCATTCGTTAAATTCAATTTAAATCCATTGCGTCAGATTACAGGCTCCTTTTTAGATATAAATTCAAAAAATTTTAAAGTGCTGCTCAGGCTTTCTGATGTTTACGGAGGTCAGACAACACCTAGTAACTTTAAGCTTATTGTTTTTCCTCTTTCTAGGTCTTTTGATGAAGGCATAGGAAGAGATATAGTAAATTTTTCTGATTTAGATTCGTGCAATTTTATAACTGCATCAGTATCTTCAGGAACACCATCACTATGGTTTGTCTCAGGGGCAAACAAGCAAGGGTTTTTGGGATCAAGTGATATCGATATAATATCTAGTGGAACGCTTAGCGGAAGTAGTGACACGCAGAATATGAATCTGTGGGTTGCACAGACATTTAAAAGTGGAGATGAAAATTTATTAGTTGATGTAACGACAATTGTCTCTGCAACGCTTGCAAGCCTAATTCCAGATTACGGCTTCAGAATATCATATTCAGGATCCTTTGAAACCAATCAGAAAACGTATTTTGTTAAAAGATTTGCATCTAGAGAGTCATCAGACTATGTTAAAAAACCATCTCTAATAATAAAATATGATGATTCTTTACAGGATAACCACAGGTCATTTTTCTTTGATTTGTCTGGAAGTCTATTTTTAAATAATTCAGCAAGAGGGATAAGAAGAAATCTTATTTCTGGTGCAGCTGGCACTGAATTAACAGGAGAAAGTTGCTTACATCTTAGGCTCGTAAGCGGATCTACAAGTGAAGGAACGCTTTTCAAGAAAACTATAACAGGGTCTCAGCATAAAATAGGTAAAAATTTTATTACAGGTGTTTATTCGGCCTCGTTTGCAGTAAGTGAATTTGAAAATTCAACATTATTTTCTGAAGTTAGAAAAGCAACCAGCGCCAGCTTTAAAACAATATGGTCGCCTACTGATGAATCATTTGCTTTTTTAACATCTTCATTAGTTATAAACAGAACAACTAGGACATCATTTGATAATGATCCTAAAAGACTCTTGGTTCGTGTTACTAATATGAAACCTGTTTACAGGACTAGCGATAGGGTTAGGTTTAGAGTCTTTGTAGAAGATATTGACAGATCTGTTATTTTTAAAAAACTTCCAATGGAGACAATCAGCATTATTTTCACTAAGATGTATTATAGAATAAGAGATTCTATATCAAAAGAGGTTATCATACCTTTTGAAAAATCATTAAATTCTACGCTGTGCTCTACTGATAGCGATGGAATGTATTTTGATTTTTATATGGATTCTCTTGCACCTGGAAGGCTTTACACCATAGAGTTTTTAATTAATGATAATGATGAGAATTTACTGTTTGTTGATGCAGCGACAAAATTTAGACTAGAGCGTTGAGATGGCAAGAAATAAAAATAAAAAAATTTCGAAACGTCCTAGACTTTTTTCAGATGTAAGCGGAGACACTGCCGATCCTGCTGAGGGTAGAGAGGTTTTACTAAAGCTACTCCAAGACACAAACTTTGCTAGCACAGCATCATTTAGATGGGATACCCCTGGGGCAGGTATAAAATCAACTCAGCAGATACCAGTTGAATGGTCTAAATTTGAAAATCACGTATTTTTTGATTCTGCGCAGTCAAAAATAAATGTAGCATTTGATACAATAATAAATCAATTTCCATTTGACGGGACTAGAAAAGCAACAGAGTCTTTTTTTGATTCACTGACTGGCTATGAAAACTATATCTTTAATATATTTCCAAAATATACTGGATTTTTATATTTTTCAGGTGCTGCAGAAACTCCATCAGGACCATCACCTGAAACAGACGGAACCTATATTAAAGTATACGATTCTCGTGGGTATCTTTTTCCAAATTTTTCAACTAAAGATGATGGTGCAACTTGCATAGACTTTGGAACAAACCCATTTAGTTTTGAATATCACCTATTCGTGCCGGAAGAAGTAAATAATAATCAGATAATATTTCAAAAAAGGACTAGCAAGCAGAATGGTATAACAGTTGCGCTAAGCTCATCTACGTCTACGTCAAATTGTGATTTGGTGTTTGGAATATGTTCAGGATCAGAATATCTTTTTGTATCTTCCTCCATACAAAAGGGAAAGTTTAATCATGTTGTTAATGAATTTGACAGAGGGGTAGACAATAAAGCAAAAATTTATTTAAATAGAAAGCTAGCATCAACATCTTCAAATGCTAGTGAGTTTGACTCACTTAGCTTTTCCCGTGCCAATTTTCTTATAGGCTCGGGATCGTCCTTTAGTGTAAATTCACAAGAAATGCCAGGAGGAGAAGCTACATTTTACCCAAAGTCTACTCTATCTGGTGCACTTGATGAGATTAGAATCTTTCACTCAACGAGAAATACACTAGAGCAAAAAGAATATGGAAAAACATCAATATACACATCTGATAGTTTAAAGCTGTATTTTAAATTTAATGAGCCTACTGGATCTTATACGCCCAGCTATGTTGTTTTAGATTCATCTGGAAACTCTTTACACTCTACAGTGACAAACTATAAAGTAAGCCTAAGAGTAACAGGTTCACTTTTCAACCCTATAGCTTATGAAAATAAGGATCTTTCTCCTATACTTTTTCCTGATCACTATCTTGTAAAAAGATTAAACACACGATTATTATCGTCAGCGTCACTTTATGATAAAATAAACCCAAATATTATTACTAATCTAGTCCCTCCGCATCTATTCTTAGAAGGTCAGGACGAAGAAGGTCTAAACACACTGCAGGGAGAAATTTTTAACCCAATTGCTGGAAGATCCATACCGGGATCAGCAAAACTTGGGACAGGTCAGCAACTGACTGCATTTCTTTTTATATACGCTAAGTTTTTTGATGAACTTAAAATAGTAATTGATAGCATTAGTAATTTTCTCAATGTGACATATGATGATATTGACAATGTTCCTGATCAGTTACTGCCAAGAGTCGCAAAATATTATGGAATTAGTTTACCAAACTTATTTTCAAATTCAACTATATTTGAATTTATAGATGGGGAAAATATAGGTGATGATTTTGGAAAAAGTGTAAGATCACTGAGAGAACTTCAAAATCAGCTTTGGAAAAGATTTTTAATAAATCTTCCATTTTTAATTAAATCTAAAGGAACTATATCTAATATAAAATCTACGCTAAGAACGTTTGGAATAAATCCAGATAATATTATGAACATTAGAGAGTTTGGAGGACCAACTAAAAAATCTCTCAAGTCTCTTAGACAAACTAGAATCAAAAGTCTTCCCTTGATAGACTTCTCAGGAAGCCTTTCATCAAGCATAGGAACACAAGACTATCAGGGGTTTTCATCAACAGTTCCACATATTGTATCACCGTTTCTAAGTGGAAGCAGGATAGAACCAGGTTTTCCACCAATACAGGGAACATTTGTTAACAAAACTCCTTTTTTGAGAAATGGAATATCAAACAACCCAGAAGACGGACTTCTTACATCAGGATCTTTTACATATGAAGCATATTACAGATTTTTAGAGTCGACTAAAACTGGATATAGTCATCCTGCAACACAAAGCCTTGCAAGGATTGAAATAACAGGATCTAGTGTAAATAGAGGCGCAGTTATTGCAAATCTTGTAGCAGTTTCATCATCAGTACCTTCATTAAATCTATACATTAGATCTCCAGTTACACCCTCAAAGGGAGGCATTAAACTTACTATTTCAGGTGCTGAAATTTTTAATGGTGATCCCTGGTATGTGTCCTTTGGAAGAAATAGGAGCGATGAAATTGTAACTTCTGTTTCTGAAAGCTATCTTGCACCCAAGTTATCAAATATTGGATCGTCATCTTATTTTATTAGATGTTTACGGTCTGCAAATGGAAAAATAGTTGATTCATTTTATAGATCTAAATTTTTTAAAGATGAGGGTACCGGGACTGCGTTTGAGAACCTATCTACAGCATATAATGTAAGTGGAACATTTTTAACAATAGGGTCCCAAAGTCTTGGAGTATATACGAATTTATTTTTGAACGATGCTTCTCTAGATTCAGTTTCAGGATTTAGCACCGGCGATAGGGAGGTTGCAACTTCTACAAAATTCACTGGGCACGTTGGAAAAATAAGATTTTGGTCAGGCGGTTTAACCAAAAATGATGCCACAGATCACACACTTAACCCTTTATCAATAGGAAGTGAAAATCCAACTATAACATATAACTTTGTAAGTCAAAACAGTGGATCTTTTCAGAGACCAAGACTTGATATTCAAATGACACAACCAATAACAGCTTCATCTTTGCAAGGCGCCATTAATTTGACAAACTTTACACAGCAGCTGGGCGATATGGTTGGAAATGGATTTGAAGTAGA